CGGTACACAGTTATACCGTACGTGAGTAGATACATTAAAAGGAAAAGAAAGTCATATTATTCATTAAAGCCGGTGTCTAGGAAGGTGCATGCACCAACCGGTCCTGGCGCAGTTTACACAAAATATCTGAAACATACATGGCAAAGTTTTCTATCGATCTATTATATTGCGTTCCAAGGAGTTCACGTAAGGTCTCGAGAGCATCAATTGCTTGAATAGATGGTCCGTCAGTGTCTTCTTTTCTTTTCGGTTTCTTGGACATTCCCTTAGTGGCACGAGTGTACTTAGTGAGAGGATTATCATGAAGGAAACGTAGCCATACATCGATTTCATTACCATACTGCCCTTTGCCCAGATCTGCCTCACATCGCATGAAATCATTGAATTTCCATGCATCGATACCTCCACTACTGCTACGAGCATAAAGTGAAGTTACCTTTGCCACAAACTCCGTGAAGTCACTCATATAGCCCCGCAGCCATGGCAATTGTTCCATGTCTACCCATCCCTTAGTCCGACGCCAGGAGGCAATCATCGGAAAGGGAATCTCCTCATCATCCAAAGCCTTAATCTTTGAGAACCACATTATATCCTCGGCGCTAAGATTCAGACTCATTTGTCTCTTGATTTGCTGACAGATGACAAAGCGGTGCATCATGTGATTGACATTGTGCTGGTTCCAGGGATTGTCAACCACCATGCTGATGACCGCAGATTCATATTGATAGATGTCCTTATGGATCCCCTCCGGCCAGAGCAACTTCTCAGAATTGAGGTAAGTCGGTCTAATTGGACGGCCATCAGGAAGCCAATAACAAGAGAGGAATTTGGGCTTGCCCTCGAAGACGTACTTCCATCGATGAGATTTACCGGCGGGTTCATCGATCACCAAGTTACCCGTGAAAGGCACCCAGTCTGCTCTGTCCAGAAGTTTTGACGTCCCAAGTTTTAAATCAGTACCAGGAGAAAAACAGGCCTGCAATTTAGTGACACCAAAGGGAGGCCTATGGATAATGAAATCCGAGAGATCGATCCCAGCGCGGAACCAGTCATTCAGTATGGAACGCAGTTCATTTAGCTTAACATCCGGTATGTCGATGGCAAAGAGTGTTAAATTATCATCACCTGCACACTTTGGGGACGAATTTCTCGAATTAAAACCCAGGTGCAGGAGTGCCGCTCGAAGGTACAGGATGTTAAGAGCTGTATCAAGCCAACCGGTCCATAATGAGCCACTAGGCACCATGCCGTCAACTGAGAACACACCACCATCGTCAGTGATGAAGGCGCGCTCAATCAAAGCACGATGTAACATGATCTTATAACCTTTGAGGAAGCTCTCTTCGATTTCATTCGATGGCGCGAAACAAGAGCAAATGACGTCAATCATAAACTCGAGATCTTCACGTGGGCGTTCGCGATCGAATTTCTTCCAATCGAGCTCGACAATGACCTTACTACTCCTAACTTCGTCCCAAAAACGTAACCAATCACTGGAAGCTCTAACAATGGTGTTCCTGAAGCCACTTTGAGGATCAAAACGCATATGGGAAGTAGCCCCAGACAACACATTGTAGAGCGGAGATGAAAAAGCTTGCTCAATGGCATCTAACATAACGACACACCTGCCAAGAGCCTGACCTGCAGAAATCTTTTTAAAGGCATCAACTTTAGACAATAATTTAGAACGAAAACCAACTCTACCATTAATAAAAGGAAGAAAACTAGGGTCGCAGCCCTCTTTAACAAAACGTTCATAACAATTAAAAGCAAAAGACTCTAACACGGATTTTAATCCGCACTTCTTTCTAACACCAAAAGCACGTAAAAACGGGCCTGAAGTCGCATCATCATTAAAACTCTTCATGAAAACGGCTTCAGGCCCCATTGGAACTGGAATATCATCAGACAATCGAAGAATTTCACGAGCCCGACTGAGGGAGAAACAGTCCTTGAGCAGCTTGCCAGGTTCTCTACAAGACGCATCCGACAGCAGTAAGAGCGCATCCTGAAAATTACCACCTCCACGGAACATGCTGGAGTCAACCTGCCAATTACGCATCTCCCCCCCTCCGATTATCCTCCGAACCCCAGCTTCAAAACGACTCCTACTTGTTGGAATGCCGCCCTCGTTTGCCCCTGAGAGGCCCCTGAGCACGCTGATCCGTGGATTTAGCTCCAACAGTTCTTGTTGATTTGCGCGCCGCAGCGGGAGGGGGTTGAGATCGGGCAGCGGCTTGTGGCCGAGCGTCGCTTTCCTCTGGAGCTCGCTCAGGGGAAGGTATGATAACAGGGGGCGATTGTTGCCTCTCGCCCCCAAGATCATCGGCCTCCCGACCGGAACCTTCTGAGCTATCTCCAGCCTCCTCTTCGATGGATGGGAGGCGAGCCACGTCAACACCCGCTGTAACCAAGAACCGTCTGATGCGTTTGGCATTCTTTCTTTCGTGCTCCTTACTAAGTTCTAGCACTTTGCTCGAGCCGTATTCGGTGAGCTGTTCTTGGACAGTGGTGTTGGAGATGAATTTCAGCTTAAATTCATGAAGGACAGCAGTCATGAATTCCTTCTCTGCCTGCTCTCCGAGGATGGCGTTCCAGACAGGAACCGCTTGAGAGCGATCGAGGCAGCGCTGTTTCCACATCTCCCAGCATTCATCGAGCAACTCCTGCTTGTCAGGTGGAGTCCAGTTACACGCAGGAACGTGTTCCTTGTCAAGCTTGCCAAGCTTGGAACTCAACTTGGAGCGCTCGGCCTCCATCTGCTTCTTCAGGTCGTCCTGGACGGCCTTACTGGCAGCCATTGCCTCCTTGCGCTTAGCAGCTAGGTCATTCAGCTGTTGATCTAAGACGCCAACAAAGGCAATAGCAGCAGGCGTAGCAGTTGGAGAGGCCTTCTTAGCCAACTTGAACTGGAATTGGATATGGGCGGTGGCCTCAACGCCCGCCTTAGTCTTGAGCCAGGACGCAATCCTAAGGCATTCCTTTGGGTCCAAGTCGGGGGTCATCTTACAATCAATGGCCTTGACGCCAGCGCGAATCACCTCAGACATGAGGTCAGAGGTAGGGAGATTCAGAAACGCACGGGTTTCTTTAATCCACATGGGAACAGACATGCGGAGCGCGTTGATTGTAGCTTTGGTGAAACGGGTGGCATTGGCACCTGCCTCTAGCAGGGTCTTAATAGCCTCGGCAATCTGAGCGTCAGCGTCGGCCTCCACATCCAGATAGGTGGCAAGAGGTAAGGGAGTACCTCCGCCTTCAGGAATAGTCTGCCTACTGCCGCCAGCTTGACCAGCCATTAAGAGTGAGTGGGTGGGATGAAAAAGAGAGAAGGAAAAGGGGTGAGTGTATGAGTGAGTTTGAAAGTATAAAAAAGTATCAACTCACGATATAGGATAGTGT